ATGATACATTGAGTAGACAGTAAGATCGTTTACAAAAGATACTTCTTCTGGTTTAACGTACAAAGATAAATTTTTAGTATACTCTACATAAGGTTTAATATTGATACCCGCTACCTCATGCTTAAACAATATATCAAATAAAGCACCAAATAAAAGCTTATCTCCACTTCCAATAATATTATAATCAAATAACTTTATACTTTTTAAAATATCATATCTAAACGCCCATGCTAATCCATACGCTGAATCACTTCTATTAATTGCACCATTAATAAGATGATTCCGTACAACAGATGTACCCATATTACAAAAGTTGTAAGTTAGATTGTGATTAAGTTTAAAGAAATTAACATCATCTAATTCAAGTAACGGATTAAAAACTAAAGTGTCTGAAAAGCATTGAACAACTTTATATTGTTCTAAACTCTTACATAATATATCTACAAAATCTTCTCTACCAAAAACAATATCAGTATCAGCAATTATTACTATATCTGTATTTGAAGGCAGTAGATCAATTCCAATATTAAGTAATCTTTCTTTCTGCCACATTATATCCCCATCAGATGTTTGAACTAAAGAATCAGCATCTTTATTATTCAGTTCGTATCTATTTGTAGGATTAAACTCTACAGTTAGTAGTTTAATATTATGCTTACGAATGTTCTTTTGAAAGTGCTGATAGTTCTTGTATCTAAAAGCACTATTTGTAAAATTAAAATAGCAACAAACTACAGCTACGTTCATTTAGATAGTTTATACCAAAATTATAAATTATCAAATAAATTAAGCTGCTCCTAATCCTACTGGAGTACCGCTAGTATTAACGCCTATCTTCCATCGCTTTCCGGTGGAGTCTTTTAATATCAATATTGAAGGTGTATTTGCTAATTCAAGGCTATTTACATATGTAAAGTTAGCTGATAATGCTTGTATATTAGAACCTAAAATAAATGTATTGTCTGAACCTGGAGGTATATTATTGTTAGTACCAGCTGCAATGAACGAACAATTTGATCCTATATAGTTATAGTTACCGCTTTGTATAGAACTACTATATAACCCGCTTGTATTAAACGGGTAGGTAAACCCACGACCATTGTTATAAAGGTTAAAAACTTCTGCTGGTGTTAAAGCTCTTTTCCATATACCAACTTCATCCATCTTAACACTAGTATTACTAGAGGCATAACCTCCACCGGGTAACGCTAATAAAGCAATAACAGATGAGTAATTACCGCCATTATAGCTCGGGCCTGCAACTCTAACTCCATTTAGATACATGGAAATGTAATTTCTATATCTAACAAGGGTAGCCATGCTCCAGTTAACTGTTGGAATACCACCGGGAGGAAAATAAGTTGCAAACGCTTTTACACTAGGTATACCGTAATAAATATAAGAATTTGTTACATTAAAGTTTAACCCTACACTATTTGTACCAGAGAACTGTTGTTGGGTTCCGTTTGTATTCGGTATCGTCCAATAATTAATAGAAAAATCTCCAGAAAAATCAAACGAGGTTGTCGTCTCTAACCACCCAGAACCATTACCTATAATACCGTTATTAATAAGACCGGTTGTTGAAGGTACTGTATTATGCTGATACAAGTAATTATTACTAATATTATCTGCTCTATTACCACTTGCTTCATCTAAGTTCCAATATGATGTAATATTACTTACAGGTGTTATAATATTATTAGCTTGACCAGCACCAATAATAGAAGCATAACCGGAATTTGTATTTCCAGCTCCGGCCCCAATAAAGGATGATTGTCCCTTTATAACGTTTTCACAACCACTACCGATACCCGACCACCAGGCAGTATTTGTATTAGTACCAATAATACTGTTAGTATTACCGTTTAATATACCTGAACTATTAACATAGGAAGAAATTGTATTATTATTTCCACCAGCTACATTTGAAAATGCTCCAACAACACAATTACTAGTACCACCAGCTATATTGGCATAACTACCGGATGCTGTATTATAAAAACCACCAGCTATTGTTGCTTTAGTCCCGCTAACATTATTATTACTACCACCACCAACAAAGGAATTATATCCAGACACGGTATTACCTATACCACCAGCTATAACAGAAATTCCTCCACAAGCAGTATTACCTATACCACCACCTATAAAGGAACTACTGCCACAAGCGTAATTATTATTTCCACCTACTATAGTAGCATAATTTGCACAAGCACAATTGCTAGCACCACCACCAACAATTGCTCCTGTTCCTATAGCTTTATTATTTAAACCACCAGCAACAGTAGATGTATCACCAGTTACTGTATTGCTTCCACCGCCCCCAACATTGGAACAATTACCGGTTAATATATTACTAACACCACCAGCTATAACAGAACAATTACCTGAAGTTGTATTACCGCCTAATTTAGGTGTAATACTATTATTACCAGAGTATGTATAAGGAACTGTTGAAACAGATTGATACGCACTATTCCATTGATTAGAATTACCAGTACCGTCATAAACTAAACCTAATGATGAAATATTATTAACATATGTATAATTTGATTGACCCGCTGTTATATTAGAACCTAAAATGAAGGTATTACACTGATTATTTGTATTATTAGCTGAACCACTAGCAATAAACGAATAACAACCAGATGCAGTATTGCATTTACCTCCAACTACAGCAGCATAATTACCGGTAGCGCAATTTCCTGAACCAGCACCAACGAAAGTTGAATATCCTGTAGCACACCCACTGAACCCATCAACGACTGTTGAATAGTTTCCAGTGGCACGATTACACATACCAGAAACAATACTAGAACTATATCCGTCGATTCTATTACAGACACCAGCACCAATAAATGAACAGGCTTGTGTTATACAGTTATATACACCATTTATAATTGTAGATGCTCCCGAGTAATTTCCACTCATTGTGTTGCAAATACCACTACCAATAAGACTGTAATTACCGTTTGTATAATTTTTACAACCGCTGATTACTGTAGCATAATAATTTCGAACACAGTTTAAAGTACCACCTATAACAATATTATTACTACCATAAGATGATACTGTATTATTACATCCGCCAACAATAATACTCATTCCGCCAACACTACAGGCAGCATTGTTTATACCACCAACTACCACATTATAACTAGCAGTAGCACAGTTACCAGAACCTGCACCTACAAAGGTAAATGGAGCTGTAGCACAACCACTAAATCCACCAACAACTGTTGAGTAACAGCCTGTTACACTATTACACCCGCCACCTACAACTGTCGAATAACACCCTGTGCTAGCTGTTGTATTAAAGCAACCAGAAAATATACCGCTGTACGGAGCACATACCAAATTAGATCTACCAACACCTATAATACCGTAACATGCAGATGATGTTACATTATTAACATACCCACCAATAATTGCTGAATATGCACTAGCTGTACAACTCTGTCTACCACCAACAACAGTAGCATAAGCGGCAGTATTACATACACAATTATATCTACCTCCACCAATATATGATTGTTGTGCACAATTAACATTTCCGTGACCTCCTACTACAACAGATAGTGCATTTCCAACTACGTTTGAATCACCACCGCCAATAAAGGAAAGCTGTTGACCTGATGTAATACAGTTAGTACAACCACCAACTACAACAGAACAATTACTAATAGCTTGATTATTAGTACCTCCGAGAACAGCTGAATAGTTTCCAGAAGCTGTATTAGAGCCTCTTACTGTAGTAATAGAACTTGTAGCATTTACTAAAGTAAGAGGCTGTGAAGAAACAGATTGATAAGCTGTATTCCATTGACTTGAATTACCCCCTAATATGGAAGCAGCTGAAATAGAATTAAATACCGCACTACTTAAACCTGTAACGGTATTATTAAACTGAAAAGGTGTAATTTCTATTTGTAATGACATAGTCTTATATATTTAATGATAATGTTAAGAAGTGTAATTCCAAAGTTGAAGGGCTTGATTCGTACCGTTAATATTTACAATTACAAATGTACCTGATGCGGTAACAGGGTTATTAAATGTTACCGGTGCAGATGTTATATTTAAACTACTTACAGCAATATAACTAGCTGTAAGATTACCTGTTAATGTGCCCCCGCTTAACGGTAAATACGCCCCTGTTGCTGATCCACCTGAAGAAGGAATACCAACATAACTAGCAGCAGAAATTGTTTGTACTACTAAATAGGCGTTTAAAGCACTTAACGAAGTTGTATTAGCATTAAGATAAAGATTGTTAGCGGATACTTTTGTATAAGCACTCTGCCAGTTAGCACTTAAAGCACATACAGTAGCGTATGTCGATTGCCAGTTCCCTGAAACGTTATTAAAACTTGTATTTGTTATTAAGAGACTTGTTAATGTATTAGCATCAGTGCGAGTCAGTAAAGTAGCAGAAAGAGTATTAAGATCTGTAGTTTTTACTAATAACCCTGTTAAAGTATTTGTAGTAGTTGTTAATGTTAATAAACTACTAAGAGTATTGGCATCTGTACGTGTTAAGAGAGTAGCACTTAATGTATTAAGATCAGTTGTTTTAACTAAGAGACTTGTAAGAGAGTTAACATTAGTATTTGTAGCAAAAGAACCTGAAGCACTTTGATAAACTGAAGTAGGTAAAAGAGTAGCTGTTGTATTAGCAACATTAGTTTGATAGCTACTAAATGCTATATTTGTAACTAAAAGACTAGTTAAAGTATTAGTAGTAGTTAAAGGTGTTAAAAGGCCTGAAGCGGCGTTAAGTGCTGTATTAGTAGCAAAAGAACCAGAAGCGTTTTGATAAACTGAAGTTGGTAATAGAGTAGCTGTTGTATTAGCAACGTTAGTCTGATAGTTACCGAATACTGTATTTGTAACTAGGAGACTTGTAAGAGTATTAGTAGTTGTTAGAGGGGTTAAGAAACCTGTTAAAGTTTTAGTAGTAGTTGTTAATGTTAAAAGACTAGTTAATGTATTAACTGTTGTATTAGTAGCAAACGTACCTGATACAGAACTATAAGAGGTAGCAACATTATAAGCTGTATTCCAATTACCAGATGTATTAGTAATTAAAGAATTAATACCTGCTTGTCCAGGAAGAGATGCTCCTATTAAATGACTACCGTCTCCATAAAATGTACCAGCACAAATACTACCCGGAGTACTAAGATTATTCACATATGTATAATCTGGTTGAGAGGCACTAAGATTAGATCCTAAAACAAATGTATTACTGAGACAAGTATAATTACTTTGCCCGCCAACGATTGATGAATAATTACCAGAAGTATTATTATTTAACCCTCCGCCTATACTTGAATAATTTCCAAAAACGGTATTAAAAGCGCCACCTGCTATAGTAGAAGATGTACCTAAAGCACAATTATTATATCCCCCACTAACGGTTGAACAATTTCCACAAGTACAATTATTTGAACCACCAGCTATATTAGCATAATTGCCTGAAGCCGTATTATACTGTCCTCCAGCTATAGTAGAGACTGCACCATTAACTCTATTAAATATTCCGCCAGATATATTAGAGCCTGTATTTTCAGCAATGTTATTCGATCCACCTGCTATAACAGTATAATATAAACTAGCAGTATTACATACACCGCCTCCCACTGTAGCATATCTTGCAGAAGCTGTATTACCTAAACCCCCCCCCACAGTAGAAGTACACCCACAAGCTTTATTACTGTTGCCACCACCAACAAAAGAAAAATTACCTGAAGCTAAACTACTAAAGCCTCCAACGAGGGTTGAATAATTACCGGAAGCAGTATTACTAACACCACCAACAATACTTACTGCTTTACCACAAGCTGTATTTAAAAAACCGCTACCTATAAAGTTATTATAGCAACAGGAAATAGTATTAGATTGCCCACCTGCTATAATATTATATCCGTAGTCACATATCTTATTACCGCCACCGCCGCCAATAGCAGAATAATAACCGGAAACAGAATTGTGTTGACCCCCCGCTATAACACTATTAGTAGCAGTAGCAGCTATAACATTAGTACCATTAAGAGGAAAGATACTTGTATTGCTTGCTGCAAAACCGTAAGGAGATGTTACACCTAAACCGCCAATATAATTAACTAAATCGGCTTGATTGGTAATTGTTCCATTTATCGACCCCCAAACAGCTCCAGCTTCAACAACTTTAACATTAATATTGTTAGGTTGAGAAAAAACACTCAACGTTATATTAGTTGTTGAGGTATTTACTGTAATAGTGTCGCTCATTTACTGGGTAATATCTGGAGTAATCTGCCAAGTACCTGCTATATAGGTTGTAACAGTACCATTTGGAAATGTCACTTGAATATCGTAATTGTATGTATCAAAAGGAATATTAATAATTTGAGGAGGAATTTGAAATATACCGCTCAATGGATTAGTAATAACTATAAGTCCGTTATCTGTAGAAAGTTCTAAAGCAACAGGAGCATCTAAATCCTCTCTTAACTGCATCTTAATCAATGCACCTGAAAGACTTATAGGTACACCACTATTGGTAATAGTAATGGATGTAATACCTGACCAGGTATCACCTCTGAGTGCTGGAGGGATAGTATACGGAAGCATACTATTATTTATGCAAATACTTTATTACGATGAATAATTCCAGAGCTGAATAGCTTGATTTGTACCATTAACATTAACAACTAAAAATGTACCTGAAGCAGTTACAGGGTTAACAAATGTTTGTGGTGCTTTATTAATTGTTAAATTAACTGTCGATACCGTGTTTTGTGCAGAAAGATTATTAACATTAAATGTAGTAGCTGTAGTAGATGTAATACTATAAGCAGTATTCCAATTAGCAGATAAAGCACAAACTGTTTGATATGTACTTTGCCAGTTAGCAGTTGTTGTAGCTGATATTGTTGTGCCTCCTTGACCAAGTAATGTAGCTATATCGACACCTCCTGATAAAATAGGACCTAAAGCACTAATTGTACCACCGACAGTTAAAACATTATTAGGACCGATCAAAGTACCTTTATGATCAAACGTCCAAGGATTAGCGGATAATGTTTCTAAAATAATATTATTATCTGTACTATTAAAATATATATTATTACCAGCATTATCATAAGCGTAAAAAGCATATGGCGATAAAGCAATACCAGAATAGTATATATCATTTAAACTTTCTGATACTATAGTAATAGGAGCATCATATTCCGATCTAATAATATTATCAGGGAATGTAACTGATCCATCATTATTAAGAGTTAAAGTATAGCCGTTTGCTGATAAGGAATTTGTTGGAGAACCTCCACCACCTCCAGAAAATACAGTAGCTAAATCTATACCTCCAGAAAGATACTTACCAGTAACATTTAAGTCTCCTCTCATTGTTCCACCGTCAGCGTATTGAACAGCTACCGATCCTCCACCACCTGCAGTCATACTAATTTGAGCAAAATGCTGACTAAACTTATCTATTTCTTCTCTAACTTTCTTTTCAACTAGTGTTTTAAGATCTGTTGGCTTACCAGGTGTATGATTCTTTCTTACCTTATCATCTTTTGTCTTAAGCTCTTTAACGTAAGCATTTCTTACTGTAGGTTCTTCAACTTCTTCTACAACTGGTTCTTCTTTTACTACCTCTTTAGGCTCAATAACTGTAGGTAACTTATTAAGTTTTTTCTTCGGGTAATTTTTTAAAAGTTTAGCAGGGGCATAAGGAATTCTTTTCTTTTTTTCTTCTACAGGTTTTAAATCTTTATCTTTAATTTTGTTTATGAAACCTATAGTAGCTTCTTTTATTTGCTCATCTGTTTGAAGCTTACTATCCTCTCTAATAATATTAGCAACATTACCCAAGAACTTAGCAAACGGCTCTTCGTTACTTTCTTCTATAATTTCTTCTTTAGGTTTATTAAATTCAGAAGCTTTTGTCTTCTGTAAGTTTTCAACTAATGTTTGAAATACAGTTTGTAACGGATCATCTTCAGGTACTTCAATAGATTCTGATTTAACTTCCTCAGTAACTATCTCCGGTACTACCTCTTCAACATCAGAGGCTTTTTTATAGAAATTAATAATATCATCAGACATGGTTACCTAAAGTATTTATAGCGTAAGAAATAATACGCTAGTTATTTTTAGGCAGGAGCTGCTTCATTACCGCCCTGAGCCGTACCTGCATTAGTTATTGGAGGTCCTTGACCTGGAGGTGTTTCCCCACCTGGTGCTCCTTCTGCTCCTACTGGTGCAGTTCCACCAAATTCAGGAATTTCTTCTCCACCTCCACCAGCTGGAGGTATACCTGGTAAGCTTCCACCTCCGCCGCCTCCTCCGCCTAACCCGGCTGCTGCAGCACCTTCAGCTCCTCCCATTTGAGCCTGAAGTATCTCTCTAAAGTTTGGACCCATTTGTTTAATCTGACCTATTTCCCATTCAAGAGCAGCATCTTTTTTCAACCAATCTCTATTCTCTTTCATGAGCTCATCAGATAAGCCTAACTGATACTTCTGAGCATAAGAAGGAGCAATAGAAGAATTTTGAGTAGCTTTATTAAAGTTATCCATCTTGAGATCCAACAACTGTTGATCTCTCATTGCCATGAATGTTGATGGTACGTTAAATTCAGCGTGAATAGCTCGCTCTTTTAACTTGTACTGCTTCCAATAACCTTTTAACTTTAAGTGAGCAATAAAGGTATCTCTAATAGAGGTTGCAAACTGACGCTGGATACGAATAATGAAACGAGCAAAACGTAATTCGTCTCGAGTAATTTCAGTACCATCCTTAAAGGGCTGAGAATCTCCTAAGAAGCGGGTAGTTGGAATCTTTAAGGAGTTGTAAAGCTTCTTTAAGAAGTATTCCAAGTCTTTCATTTCACCTAAGTTGGCTCCAGAAGGAAGAGAAGAAACATCGGAGCCATTACCCTGAGCGTCCTTAGTAAACCAATAAGCATCTAACATGCTTTGGGGATCATAAACGTTTGTTACACCACCCTTCGGGCTATTACCAGCACCAGTATCCCAATTCTTCTTGGACCAGTACTGCTGCATTAATCGACGGAGATAAGCTTCAGCTTTTGGAGCTGGCATGTTACCAGTATAGATAGTAAACTTGAGACGTTCAGGAGCTCTAACTAAACGATAGATAACAATTGAGTCTTCAATAAGAGATAACTGACGATAGGCACGCTTTGCGTTCTCAATATAAGGTAAACGAATGGCTTTATATTCATTCCAGATACCGGAGTGAACATAAGTGACCTGAGCCTTTTGCATGAAGAATAATTCTTCTTGATCCTTTTGATTAACTGATGTTGCTGGACCTAGTACAGGTTTACGAATTAAGAATCCTTTAACCATTTCATTTTGTACGTTCTGATATACAGGGTTGATTAACTCAGCCGGCATTGATATCATGCCGATAATACCTAAATGAGGACGTTCATCATCAATAATATTTTCAAAGTATAATTCACCATCAATTAAGAACTGACGGAAATACTCCCAACCAGAATCTTCTAAGTCAAATATATTAACAAACTTCTTGAATTCTTTTTCAACAATATCTTTAACTTCTTTTGTGTAATCACCTCTTAAGCTAAAGCTAACAATAATATCATTTTCATCCTTAACAATACATTCGTCAGCAATTTCATCTAAACAGTCAGCTAATTCTGCATAAGCTGCCATTCGACGATAATCAGTTAAACGACGTGCTTTATCTTTATCAACATTTGCGTAAATGAACGCCTGATAATCTTTATTAATTAGTAAGCTACTAGGGGTACCAGCAGGGGCTTGTTGAAAAGCAGGTTCATGTAAGAATACAGATTCATCTTGAATCATTTCCTCTCTCTTTGGAGCAGCTCCCTTAAAGAGAGGGAACTTAGGATTCCTTTGCATCATGCTATCAAGAATCTGATAAGCATAAGGAAGTCTAGATACGAAAGCACCTAATAACGTCGTAGACGGAAACGCTTGATCGTTTCTAGGTCCTTGAGAATCACCTGGAACAGCATTATTATATGACGTAGATGTACTAATCATGTTTATTATTTAATGCAGAGTGTATTGTTTTTAAACTAAAATGTTAAGGTCCAAATACTATATTATTGCCGCTTACAAAGTTATAAACATTGGAGTTAGGATCTAAACCGTTAACAGCTTTTGATATACTAGCAGCTTGACTAATAGGTATAATCATACCAGACATTGAAGGTACTGAACAATAACATATATTATTAATAAATGTTTGTCCGGTAAGAGGAGGAGTCTGATTCCAACCCCAATAAGCGTAGTTAACGCCGAACCCAGAATAATATGTTGGTTGATAATCTGGAGGATTATTAGTGTAAAGTTCTGGTACTGCAGAGTTAACTGTCGTTGCTGTATTACCATTTATATCTACCCAGAAATGTAAATTATTGTTTCTAACTACTGCACCTAAACACATTACACCACCCACTCCATCTGTGTAGTGAGTGAATCCTACAGGTAAGATAGGCTTTTCATTATATAGATAAAAATCGTTTTTTTCTATTAACCAGTTAGATCTCGGTTCTGCTACTGTAGTGAAAGGCATTAATCCGGCTCCATATATTTTATTACCTGACAAATATATTTGACCTGTTTCAGCTCTTACAGCAGGGTTGTGTGCTAAATATTGTAAATTAGCTGTTGAAGCCGCTAAACCTATCGTAAAGACGTTGTCAATAACTATCGAGCTAGCACCAAACGTATTAGAACGATTAAACGGTGTTAAAATTCCTCCAGTAACGTTAATACCTGTTGTATTAGTTCTTGTATTAGCAAGAACATTATATGGATAAGTATCAACACCTGATACTCTAGTCATTCGTACACTAATGGCTGTAGTAGCACCGTAGTTAGTCCAACCTCTATAAGGGTAGCTAGTAATTTGATATATACCGGCATCGTTAGTATTATCTGTATTACCATTAATAGTGTATTTACCACCTGTCCATACAACATAACTACCAATGTTAAATCCGTTTGTAGCTGTAAGACTATCTACTTGCTGCCAAGTATTAGCACTAATCCAAATCGAACTTAATGTTATTGATTGTCCTACAGCAGGTATATTATTTATAATAGGTGTTGTATCCCCAAAATAACCTCCAGTGCCATACGTTGATAGATAAAAACTGTCCCAATTTTGATCTAGAGCAAAAGTTTCTACACCAAATCTTGCTAGAGTATTATTAGCTATTTTATTAACTATACCTGCATAAAATATAAACCCGTCTTTTGAATAATTATTTGGACTATTAACAGGTACAGTACTTGTACCTTCAGCAAAATTATTAATAACGTTAAGATTTTGAGTATCAGGGTATATGTATACTAATTGTCCGCCTCCACCGTTATTTGTTGAGTTACTACCATTCGGGTATAAAAATTTATTACCAATTATATTAAGCGTTTTTGTACCACTACCTGCGATATAAGAACTCTGACTGTTAATAGCACGATGACAATCTATAAAGGTATTATTAGATATATTAATTGTATCTCTATTAATTGCGTATGGTGAATTAATACCCCAACTAAAGCTACCTCCTTTGTTACCTCTTATAGATATACCACTATTACCTTGATAGCCGCATAAGTAACCTGTATTTTTTAATGTGAATCCGTTAATAGTGCACGTAGAAAGATTTTCAACAATTGTAAATATCGAACTTCGAATACCACTTACACCATTAACAAATGTAAAATTATTTGTATATAAAGTAGCCCCGTTACCGTATAAATTAATATTAACTTTATTATTTGTATTAGGATAATTACCTAGACCGAGATATGCTGGTTCGTAAACACTATTGTAATTACCGTTTTGATCATACCATGGTATACCAAACGAGCTTAAAAAGTAAGTATTACTGTTAAAATATAAATTCGGTACCCCGCTTAACGAACAATAGTTAATAGCATTTTGAATAGCTGGTACGTCGTCTGAAGAACCGTCTTCTTTAGTTCCCCACATTCTTACATTTGCTATACCGTTATTAAACTGCCTTATCCAACGACCAGCTCCAGTAATATTAGAAGGTTTAAAAACTGTTGCATTATCATCTATTGCCGTACTAGTAGCATTCCAAACTATTGTACTACCCCCGTTATCGTTTTGATTATAATAACCTAATAACTGTACAGTGTTACCATGAACTTGAGTAGCTGTTACATTAGATACAATTGTATCTACAGTACCTAACTGACGAACAAGAACGTTATTATTTTTAACATCGCTTACATTACTGTAACCAGCATAAAAAGGATTAGAATTAAAAACTAGAAGACCTTGAGAGTACGGAGGTATATAAGACATATTAGAAAGAAGTTAAACTAGCATATTGAGTTAATTTACCATATCCTGCAGGATTCTGTACAATAACGTCTATGTTACCGGGGTAAAGTGGAGGAGGCATAATGAACTGAATATAATTTTCATTATTGGTAGTGTATTGAGAGGTAAGTAGCTGTACAGCAGTAAACCCAGGATAACTAGCAGATAGAGTAGAGTAGCCTGAGAACGGATTATAGAATGTATCTGTACCTGTAAAGGGTGTTCCAGAAACGTAAACATTACTTACTTCAAGAAATGATTGCCCGTATAGGTTATAAGCATTAGAAGCAGATAATAATGATGTATAAGGAACAATAGCATCAGGTTGAGGTTGAGCTGAAAGAACAAAACGATCAGTTGTATTTGGATAAGAGCTAAGAAGAGTAGCTAACGAGTACTGGGTTGTTAATCCAGGAAGAGTAGAATAATCTACTACAATATTAAAGATATTACCATCAGCTTCTGGCATTGCTTTAAATAACCATCCCTGAAAGGTAAATGACGTATCTCCTTGAACTCTAGCTGTTTGATTAGCGTTAAGATCTGTCGGATAAGTTGTAGCTACATTACCAGACCAAATTACTTTACTTCTAATTTCATAGTCAGTAACACCAGGTATACGCCAGGATATTTCAATATAAGGATCAAAATAGGGTAAAATGTTTGTTATAATCTGATCGTAGTCTTCTTGATATCTTGCCAGGATAGACATGCTGATAGTTAAATCAATTGGTATAGGTTGAAGGAGATTGGGAGAATAACGAGGATCAGTATTATTAAGATGAGATCCGACTATCTTATTAAAGACTCTATTAACATCTCTAGTTATACCGCCATTTGATACCGCTATAACAGGAAGCTGAATATTTTGAGCTTTATCTAAAATGTCTAAAAGCACTCTTTGCTTTGGAGCATAAACAAATCTACATTGAATCTGATCTTGGGCAACCTTATCTTTATTATACCTTTTTACAATTATATCATCTAAAGCAGCGATGAACATAGTGAACATCGTAGACACTTCCCAATTGTACGTATAATTGCGCATTATCTATTATTTAAGTCGAGCTTCTGGATCTACTTCAAGTTCCCCAGCTACTAATATATGTTTTAATACCTCCATTGATACTTCTGCTGTTTCTTTATCCATAATACCTTCACTTACAGCGTCAGCTATAATATCAAAGTTAAAATTTACATAGTTTTTAATAAACTTTAAAAGCTCTTGAGGACGAGTTGCCATATAGGCTTCAGCTTCTTTTAAAGCTATTTTCTTATAGTTAGGATCGGTAACATCTATTTCCCCGCTCATTAACTTAGCTTCAAAGATTTCAAAGTATCGTTCTTGTCTTTCATCATAAAAAGCTCTCACGTCTTTCTTAAAGGAGTCAAACATCCTTTCACGGATTATTTCTGGTGAGAGTTTCATAGCATAGAAGTATTTAAGAAAAAAGCTTGTAAATACTACTTTTGTTGCCATAATTAAAAAAGAGCAACAAGCTCAATGATCTTTGATAAATAATTTGGGGGCGTACTGGTTTCGACTCATAGTCGGAATTTGTATTGCATGCAGTAGTTGATCTGTGGCTACTTAAAAACGGATTAAAAACTAAACGCAAAAGCAATCGCTAATGCAGTTGAGTCAGTCAAGTCATTCGTGACAAATGCTGCAGAGTCCTTCTTCGGATACGAAGACGAGCTTTGCCTCATGGCTGCCTAAAACACCAGAAGAGGATCCTATTAAATCTTTTGGAAATATTAGTAGGTTTAGAAGAACTTGTGATTCTAACAAAATAAGTGCAAGGGGTAGTACGAGGTCCTTAATCACTCGTACAGGTAGGACTTTAAACATAGATAGGTTGGCGACACCTCGTTACCTGGAGTCAACGAAAGTACGAAGTCGTTCTAAGCATGTAGAGATACAAACAAAACATTATGAACACAGGGGTTCGACTCCCCTCGCCTCCACCAATTTAATAGAAGTCGGTAAATTCCTCTTTACAGTTGATCGCGAAAGATTGTAAACGAAACCGGCTCATCGTAAGTTCGTACAAAGCCAATACATAATGAAGGACGCTTCAAGTTTTTGGGACAAAAGAACTTACATTATTTTTAGTAGACTGGGCGGGCCTCTGTACATACAAGCTATCTCACGCCCAGTTTTTTTTTGCCTTTCAAGCATAGACAGCGATGCACGGGTTTTGTAAACCTGAGAGTAGGGCGCAAGTCCCTAGATCGGCTCCATTTTAATAAATAATAGTATGGCCTCGACACGTTTATGTCATACTAGAGATGTAGCTCACGGTAAAATTCCTACAGATGGACCAAAGCGTTCACCTAAGTGGGCTGCTGTTCGTAAGGAGCACTTAAAGAAATTTCCAAAGTGTGCTATTTGTGAAGGTACTCAGCAGTTAAACGTTCATCATATTAAGCCTTTTCATCTTCATCCGGATTTAGAATTAGAACCTAGCAATCTTATTACATTATGTGAGTGTGCAAGTTATGGAATCATCTGCCACATACTTGTCGGTCATTTAGGAGACTATAAAAACATTAATCCTAACTCAGTTGAAGACGCTAAGATCTGGAATGCAAAGTTAAAAGAAGAGCATTTTGAATAATTAATTATATGATCGATCCCCTCGAGGCTGCCATGACAGGGGTGATGTTTTTATTCTTTTTGTCTTGTTATAGTATTGTAGTTATTATTAAATTTTTTATTGGACTCTTTAGAAAGCGTCGCTAGTATATACGTAATGTTCCTATAGTGTAGCGGTTAGCACCGATCTCTTTCTAAGATCTAGCAGGGGTTCGAATCCCCTTAGGAATGCCATAAATTAATATATGAAGTATCTTCTAATACTGCTGTTAAGTTTAGCATCACTTAAAGCTCAAACCTCTGTAGCATATTCTCCAGTCTATGGATATGATACAATGTCCTTTCCTGGCGGATGGTGTTTAGTAACTAATCCGTTTGTTAATCCTCCTATCTATAGTGGTAATGCTGTAGTAGATGGAGAGACATTTACTATTAATAATGTCATAACTAATAACATTATAAATATTCCTCATTATGTTGAAGTAACAAGTACAAACTATAACGGATATATTTTTGACATAACTACTAATACTCAAAACATCATTACAGCTACTAATGTACCTCCCGAACTTCAAGGACAGACTCTAGCAATCAATGTCAGACAGCATACTACTCTTCAACAGTTTGTTTCTAACTCTACAGGCTTTGAAGACTATTCAGACGCTCTTTCTACTCCTGATGGTAATGGAGGGTGTGTAACCTACATTTATATTTCAAATGGAATAGTAAGTGGGGATTACGTAACACCAGCTGACAATACTATCCTTTATCCTGGTGAAGGGCTTATTATCAATAATAGTGGAAATATTAGCTTTACCTTTTGTGGAGAGCTCGTGTATACTAATGATATTCAATAACGCGTAGATGGCTGAGTGGTCAAAGGCAATCCTCTGCAAAAGGATAAAATCGCCAGTTCAAATCTGGCTCTACGCTCCATTTTAATCCCTCAATTTAAATAAATATCTACATGGAACCTTACTCTGTAAACGACAACATTGTAAAATGGAGTGGTTTTTTTAAGAGTGAAGAATTAGCTCAAAAGAGTTTAGATGAAAGATTGTCTGTTTTATCATTAAAGAAAAAAATTATAAGTGCTAAAAAAGAACTTCAAATAAGAAAACCTTCAAACGAACTTGTACATAAGTTAAACGAGAATCGTAAGTCAGTTACCGAAGGAATGCTTCTTTATAAATTTACAGTTGTAATAGCACCAAAAGAGAGCTAATATAGTTTGGTGAAGCAATTTAAAAGGCTAGAAGAGATAGCTCAAAGTTTAGTTGGTTATAACTCCGATCGTCGTTGTAGGCACTTTACTTTTATTCTCTATAAGAATAAATTGATTGCTACCGGGGTTAATAATACTAAGACTCATCCTTTCAATCTTATTAATAGAAAAGTATCGAAAGTGACTGGGGAGGATTACTCTGATCAAAAACATACGTGTTCAGAATTAAATGCTATTTTAAAGATAAAGCGTCTAACAAATATTGATACAAAGAAGTGTACCTTAATAAATATTAGATACGACAGGAATGATAAGATAGCTTTAGCTAAGCCTTGTCAGTCTTGTGAAAACTTATTAAAGTATCATGAATTCAAACAAATTATCTGGTCAACTAACGGAGGACATTATAGCTGTGAATAAGAGAATTGATTGGGATAGCTATGCTTTAAAACTTGCTGAAGTAGCTGCCCTACGTTCTGAAGACCCTTTTGTTCAGGTTGGAGCATGTGCACTAGACAAAGAGAATAGAGTGCTTGGTGTGGCCTATAACGGGCTAGCACCTGGTAAAATAGTATCTAACGTATTCTGGTCAGATAGGGATGGAAGAAGGCCTTATATACTTCATGCTGAAACTAATTTACTATCATTGTTTAAACGTAATGAGGCTCATACAGTAGCTTGTACGTTAATGCCATGCTCCTCTTGTGCTACTCATATTGTAGCCCATGGTGTGAAAAGAGTTATCTATAGAGATGTTTACTCTAAAGATACAAAAGCTTTAGATATCTTTAAGTTTTACGATATTGAAGTAATGAGAATTACTTCTTCTTAGCCATCTTAGCCTTAATAGCTCCAGCTACTTTAAGAGCGATCTTTTTAGAACCGTACTCCTTTTCAGCAGCCTTCTCAATCTTAGCGAACATACCAGTCTTCTTTTTCTTTTCAGTAATTAAAATACTGTTTACAAGATTATCAAAGTTATCCATATAAGTTATTTATTCGTAGTTAGACTCTCTACCGGAAAGTTCACTACCTCCAGAACGTAGATAGTCTTGATAAGCATCACTAAAGTGTCTATTGAAAGTATCTTTTTCAACGTCACGCATATTCTCTTCACTGCCTTCTAAAGCACCTCCACTACCTTTGCCTTCAGCTTCTTGAGGTTCAAGGACTCCCTTAGCAACAAGGCTCTTAAGATATCCGTTAATTTTATTCTGAGGTACTCCTGCCTTACGCAACCTATCAGAGATATCTTCTCCGGTATTTGTCTCCCCAGCCATACCACTAAGCTTATCGTAAACAGATTTGAGATCCCCGCTTAATGTACCAGCCTTAATGTCATCTTCTGGATTGATAAAATATTCTATATGTGTTGAGAAGGTGACACCTTTTTCAGGCTCTACTTTACCATCATCAGTAAATTCATCTCCATCTTCGTCTTCAGATTCATCAGCTTCAGGCTCTTCTAACGTATCTTGATCTTCGAATTCACTAGAAAGATTCTCTTGATCATCTTCTTCCCCTTCATCAGCGCCAGCTGAACCTTCAAGTTCAGATGTAGCATCCTCAACAGCTACCTTAAGATTACTCTTTGTAACTGGATTACCAAAATCTTTAGTAGCTTCAGCAAGCTTAGATACAATCCTAGCTGTATAACCTCTATACGCTTCATAATTTTTAAGCTTACTAGCTTCAGGGTGATGTTCTTTAATACCGTCAACAATACCTTTTAACGCTGTAGCAATATCTTTTCTATAGTCATCTTCAGTATTAGAAGGATTAACATTATTTTCATACTTACCAAAAACTTCATCATAGAGCTTTTGAGAAATCATTCTAACAGCTGCTTCTTTATCTATACCGAGAGCTTCAGCAATATCACCGATAAGATAGCCACCTGTCTTTTCACTTCCAATTCCTTTCTCTAAAGAAGAACTAAATGCATCGTAATCAGAAGTTACAGGAGAAAGCTCAGTAAGTAAGCTTTCGTAGATTTCATCAAAAGTTGGAGTCATATGTATTATTTATGGGTTTACTGTTTTAATTTCTAGAATTTTATTATAGTACTGAGACGGATTAATATTTTTAATTACTACTTTTTGTAATCGTTGACTTATTTCCTGATCATTACCAGCTAATGCTCTAAAACGATAATCAAAATAAACTAAATTTTCAAGCGGATAATTCTCTACATAAAAAGGAATCGGTATTTCTAATACTTCTTTTACGTTCTTATGACTAAGAAGTGTTAATTGTATATAGAAGTGAGCTTGTCTAAAAATTATTAATCTGCCTTGTTTAACTATTTTTTTACCAAGAGTAAAAACTAAATTATCTTGTAAGGATTTTGTAAAAAATGCTTCTCCAGGATAACTATCGATGTATGTATTTACTGTTGACATATTTTAGTTATCCATAAATGATGCCTTTTGATCTGAAGACATAGGTACAAGATTCTCATTAAAGTATTTCCAAAACTCTGTAGGGTCTGGAGATGTTTTTATAACAGATACTACATCGACATCATTACAATTTACCATTCTATAATTTTGCATGAATATATCCCAAACAGGTATTAGATTTTTTTGAGCTGGATTGTATTTTAATCCACCGTCATGTGGAGGATTATAGTTGAGTATATTTCTACCTAATTGTGAATTTAATAATAATCGGTCATTAGTGCATAACATTCTTCTATAGTCTTTATGACCTGCTTTTTCTATACGTCGTCGAAATCTAACTTCGACGACGCTATTTAATAGAAGAGTTGTTAATGCACCTATTCCAAGTCTCACTGTTTCTTCTTAAGCACCTTCCTTTTAATAGGTGGCAACTGATGAGAAATCTGCTCAATTGTTGGCTTCTTAATATGCTCACAAATACCGAAAATTCTTTGTTCGTTTAAGAAAATAATCATCTTACCATTGCGCTGAAGACCTTGAAGTCCTCGATCACCTGGGAAGATAACTACATCTCCGACCTTGACCTGCTTAACATCAGGACCAGTAATCTTAACCTGCGCTATACGCCAAGCTCTATTATCAATAACCTGACCAGGAAGAATAATTCCATTACGGATAAGACTCTTTCCGTCTTCGGCTACGTCAATATACTCTACAGCAATTACGTCTCCAAGAAGGGAAGTAATTTCATAGTCTTCAGGAAGTGGAAGATCTTTATAATCCTCTGCTGCTACACCGTTTGATTCATTTGGTAGTTGTCTAAACATATAATTTAATTTAAGTCGTTAGTTCTTTTAATTCAAGCAATTGTTTTATTTCTCTTTGTGATAGCTCCATATTAGAAGATAGTAAAGCTACTTTATTATCCTTCTCTTCTTTTTCCGGTTTTACTTTTTTAATGTAGTCTATTCTAGGCATTCGACCGAATTTAGGAAATGCTGATATAAGAAGTTTATAGTGTATGTTCTTATCTATATTACCTAGAGAGTTTACTGTTTGATTAATAGCGTTAGCTGCTTCATTAGAACTGAACGCTAGCCACCTATTAATAAGAAAGGGAACGTATTCTTCTAGAGGTAAATCCCCTTTCTTCTTAACTAGTATATCTCCTAGATAATCGAATATTGTCACGCAATCGTCTTGCTCGTAGCCGTGAAGATGTCTTGGACCATTGCCTGGAACATCTGAATACCATCAAGCATAAAAGCGTTAGCTGCTTCGTCAGTAAGGTGGGTAGAGTAAGCAAAAGAAGGAGCCTTATCTCCAGCATTGATATTAATACCAACGTGAATAAGAACAGCTCCATTTACATTAGTAGCAATAGATACAGAGGCCTTCTTAAACTCTTCTCCGTCCTTTACCATAATATCATCTCCATCTACATAACCTTCCTTCTGAAGATACTTCGTACAAAGGAGAGAACCTAACTGAGCGTTATACAAACGCTGAAAACAAACACCGGCAAAGAGATCAATATTAGGAATCTCAATAAGAAAGTTAATAGCCCTTACTGAGTAAATATAATCATTATTGATAGCATCTTCTAAGTCAATAAGATTAGTAGTAACTTCCATTGGAGCTTCAAATGCTACAATATTACCTACAGCACGAACATTCTTCTTAAAGAATTTATAAGCAAATCGCTGATGAAGTACAGCTCCATCATAATAGTCACATCCTGTTATTGTCTTTAGTTCGTTACGGTTAATAATCATACAAATATATTATATTCTTTATTTTTATTTGCAATAAACTTCTTTAAATTTTTTATTAGAGTCTTCCCAATCTTGAGTAAGCATTGAGTCTCCTAATCCGTAATGGATGACATTAATTGGCATGACTCCCATTGTTACATTGTGTTTTTTACATTCCATAGCAAAAGCTAAATCGTAATGATGAAAGTTAAACTCTTCGTTAAATCGAGCACCTGTTGTTAAAATCTGTTCAACGTTTACTGCTAAGAACAATCCATCTAAAGCTGCTACCTGACCAATAGTAGGACCAAACGATGTACACCAAACATTACTATCTTTAATGTGTCGAACTTCTCCTAAGAAGTCTTTTCTATCACCCATTAAATGCCAAGCTGTTTTTTCAGCTTTTAAATCTAAACTTTTTGTACCAGCCAAACCAGTAACAGGATAAGGAGATTTGTTAAGATGCTCAACAAGAAACAACGTATCAATAATGAGATCGTCGTGGACGAACAGAACAATTTTATCAGAGTTTTCATCAGTAATGTATTTGTTATAAACAGTAGACAACCCTTCTTTGTTATCTTTAATAACAGTGAAATCAAATGTTTCAGAAGTATACATATCGTATATCTTCTTGATTGATTTACAAATAGGTCTCTTTTTAAATTCTTCTTCAGTCTTTGCTTTTGTAGCTGTTACTAGTAATACTTGTTTCATAGTTCGTAAGGGTTATCGTACTTAAATGTAGAGTTAGTAATTTGCATTATTTTATCTTGATAATACCAAAATACTATTCCATCTTCTTCAATACATTGAGCTCCTTTAAACGGTACAGATGAAAAACTATCATCATCCATATACAAAGAACTACCTGCTTTAACTATTCTCGTTGTTCCATCTAGATGATTATAGATCCAACAAGTAAGTAGACCTTCATAAGCTTCAAATGTCTTTTTTATATCACCGTTATTCTTTGTTAAGTGATAAGGTATAATAGAACTATCAACAGTAAACTCTGGATGCTCAGGAAAGCTTTTAAAGTTTGTTATAATACCATTATGAGATACATAATAGTTATCAAAGTCAAAAGGATGACAAGTCGCTTCAGAAAAAGGTTCCTTACTATTAGTAGGGGCTCTAGAATGAAATAGATATTGTACTGGCCCTATAAGGTTATAGGTTATATCTTTAAACAAATCTTCTTTATTAAACTTCTCTTTTTGTTTCTTTATTAAGATATTACCTTTTTCATCATATGAAAGAAATCCTGAAGAAAAGTACCCGCGCTTTAGATTCTTTTCATAGAGATCAAAAGCTTTATCAAATGAACTAGATCCGGCAATTCCGCACATCTATCATATATTAAATGATAAATGAACTAAATCAACTATACACCTGTAACTATAGGGAAAGAGGGAGTACCCTCAAACGGTGTTAAGCTTTGAAGAAAGTCTTGCCAATCTGACCAATAACTATCCCCTATTTTATCAGATGAAGTAACCCAGATACCGTCTGTAGTTTGTATAGCTGTACATTTCTGATCAGAATGAGCATCATTAATATTATTAAGAGCTATCAATTGTTCATCAGTAACTATAAGCCATTCATTCATAACAATATTTAAGTTGTATAAGCACCAAAAGCTGTCATTAATGTGTCCCAGCTAGCAGCAAAACTTGAAGCCTGAGCTGCATTCATTCCTTGAGATATAGCATACCCTCTTATATAGCGAGTAGAATAATAAGAGGCTCCAGAAATAGTATTAGCAGCTCCAACATAGAAATTAAGATTAGGTTGACTACCTGTTGTTGTTGAAGGATTATTAATTAAAGCTCCGTCTTTATAGTAGTTAACAGTATTAGATCCGTTTGTTGTTACTTGAAGAGCACCTTGACGTTGAATACCTGCATTATTAACAGAATCAGGGCTATACTGAGTCGGTACACTAACAGCACCAATACCCCCACCATCTAAGTCTCCGTTATTAACCCAACCTAATATTGTCGTATTTGTTGTACTACTATCAACAAATTGCTGAGCACCAATAATAGCTCTTGAAGTTCCTATAGATTCATATCCTTGAACATAACTAAATAAACTAAAATTGTTTACTAGAGCACTATTTACTAAAGGGTTAAATTGTGTATCAAGATACTTTGATGTTCCATTACCTTTAATACCTGCTGTACTTCCAGTAGCTACATAATCGGTTGAAGGTATAAAATTATAGTTAACTAATTTTGTATAAGGAGTAACAGTCTTTAGTTTTGGTATACCTGAATTACCAAACAAATTTGTAGCTCCAGCAAAGAGAGCCATATCATAGATTAAATTCCAGGTACCATTAGACTTTAATGATAATACAAATTTAGTAATAGCGTTCTCTATAGATGCTGTTAACGTGCCTCCATTAGCAATAATAGCATTAAAATACTTTATAGCGTCAGCATCTCCTTGACTATCGTAAATACCGATTAACTGATTTATGTTTAAAGCCATATACTAGAATAATCTACCAACAGCAAAGACGTTGTTAGAAGAATCAGTATATATTAATGCGCCTCCAAATCCACTAGCAACACTTGAACCAGAAGCGAACAACGTAGTTTGAGATGAAAGAATAACACTATTAGTCCCTGTATTCATTAATGCTACGTTGAAACCGGCTTGAAGTCCAGAAGGAATACTTGCTGTTAATACACTTGAATTTGTATTAAAATGAATTGCTTTATTGTTATCAGCATTACTGAATATCCAGTTAGAAGATGTATTAACAACATTAATATTAACGTTACTACCGGAAGCTGTTACAACGCCATTAACTTTAAGCTGACCGGTTATTGTACCTCCAGATAAAGGTAAATAGTTATTTGTTATAGTGCTATTGGTAGCAAATGTACTCGATACACTTTGATACGCTGTAGTTATATTATATGCTGTATTCCAGTTAGCACTTAAAGCACAAACTGTAGCATATGTTGATTGCCAGTTACCGGTTAAAGCTCTAACGCCAGTATCAACGTTTGAACTACCTCCACTGTTTGTTAATAATACACCGTTGGAATAAATGTTACCGCCGTATATAGTACCTAAAGAGGAAAGATTATTAACGTAAGTAAAATTAGACTGAGATGCTAATATGTTAGAACCTAAAATAAATGTATTAGATAAATTATTTGTATTGTTAGCAGAACCTGCTGCAATAAATGAATATCCTCCAGATGCTGTATTACAAGCACCGCCTGCTATAGTGGTATATGTTGCTCCAAATAAACAGTTACAGCAACCTCCAACTATACTACTGTTAGTAGTATTACCAGAGATATAACCTAAATTACCACCTATAATAGAATTATTGTAATTTGTATAAAGTGTACCAGTTGAGTTTGTTATTATGTTATTAGCACCACCAATAATATTTGAATTACAAATTGTTCTACCTGTAAAGCCTGTTTGTATGCAGTTATAAAAACCCCCTATTATATTAGAGGTAAATATACATGATTGAGATCCAGCTCCTATACTATTGGCTGAACCACCCGCTATAAATGTAAAATTACTTCTTGTCGTATTATTTTGAAACCCGCCCACTATAGAAGCAAAACCACCTGCTGTAGAAATATTATTACACAAACCTCCGCCAATAAAAGAACAATTAGATGTTACTGTATTACATTGTCCTCCACCTACATTAGAATATACTCCAGATGCTGTATTTATACCTACAGTAGGTACAATAGAGCTAGTGGAGGTATTAAGTGTATAAGGAACATTTGCTAATGTACCGTAAAGATTACCTGTAGCACTAATATTACCAACAACAGTTAATTGTTGATTAGGTGCGTTTGTATTAATACCGACTAAACCGTTAGCTGAAAGATATAAAGTTGATGTAGTAGGTGAATAAGCTGGTCCGTTACTATAAAAAGCTAATGAGTCCGTTCCAGTACCATTACCAACACTAATACGGCCTAGACCTGGTGACCCTTGAAGGTAGTCAATAAGAACACCATCACCGCTTATTCCTGTATAAACACTATTAGCCCAAGAACCACTACTAATAACGTTACCAGTAGCAGAAAGATTACCTTTAATAGTTAAATTACTACCAATATATGTACCACTAACAGCGTTTAATGAAATTGTATTAGCACCATTACCTGTATTGTTATTACCAACACCATCAGAAATAACGTACTGATTACCACTACTAAAAGTGTTATTAGCAGATATTGTAGTAGTTGATATACTATTGGCGTATACAGTGCCTGTGGCACTTAAATTGTTAACGTTAAATGTCGTAGCAGTTGTTGTATTGATTAATGTAAAAACGTTATTCCATTTACCGCTAGAAAGGTTTAAAGCAGTCGTTGAGGCATAAGCAGCACTCCAGTTACTGCTTAATGCACAAACTGTAGCATAGGTGCTCTGCCAATTACCTGAAAGACTCTGTAACCCAGTTATATTATTAACAGCTCCGTCCCACTGTGCACTATTTCCTCCATTACCATCATAGATAGTACTACTTGAGGAAAGAGTTCCAATTACTGTTTCATTATCGAGAATGTTAATAGGCATATTATTTTATATATTTATCCAACAACTACAACCCTATAAGCTGTTAAGGCTGGAGGTGTGCTAAAGGAAAGACTTACTGTTGATGTACTAATGTTAGCAATAGTTGGTGTTACGACTATACCACCGGTATTGCTATAGACTTGAGTTATGACATCTAAAGAATTTAAGTTATGAACAAAGTTAAACGCTGTAGCAACTCCGTTACCTATAGATGTAACAGCCTTAGTAAGAGAATTCGGTATTACAAAATTACCGTATATAGTACCAGATGCACTAAGATTATTAACGTATGTAAAGTTAGCTCGAGATGCTGAAAGGTTAGTACCTAAGATAAATGTATTAGTAAAGCCTTTTGTATCATTTGCAGAACCACCTGCTACAAAAGAGTAAAGACCTGATGCAGTATTACAAATACCTCCGACAACACTAGAGTAATTGCCTGAAGCTGTATTACCTGTTTGAAGAGGGAAATCGGTACCTCCACTACCTACAAACGAACTTTTTCCTGAAGCTATATTACAGATACCTCCAGCCACTGTTGAGAATCTTCCTGTAGCATTATTCCAAAAACCACCTGCTACAGTGGATTCATTACCTGTAGCCTTATTACAATAACCGCCTGAAACTGTTGATTGACCTCCACTAGCACAATTACCGCAACCTCCTCCTACAAAATCATATAAACTAGAAGCTGTGTTACAATATCCTCCAGAAACAGTAGAATACACTCCGGATGTTATATTGCCACTACCTCCTCCAATAACAGAAACCACTCCGGATGTTATATTGCCACTACCTCCTCCAATAACAGAATACGCTCCGGATGTTATATTGCTATTACCTCCTCCAATAACAGTGTATGATTGAGTTGAACAATTATTAAAGCCGGCGCCTATAAAAGACGAACCGGAAGAACAGCAATGAATGTTATTTTGCCCTCCTACAATAACTGATGTCCCTGTGTCATTAATTGTGTTATTAAAACCTCCACCAACAAAAGAATAAAGATTTGAAGCTGTATTATTGCAACCACCAGCAACTGTAGAATAATTTCCAGAAGCTTTATTACCAGTACCTCCAGCTACAACAGAGAAAAATTCTGTAGCACAATTACAAGAACCACCTCCTACAACAGACCCGTCTCCTATAGCACAGTTATTTGTACCACCGCCAACGAAAGCAGCAGTATTTGTACCTTGAGCACAATTACTACTACCTCCTACTATAGCACTAGCTATACCTGTAACACAATTTGCTAAACCCCCACCAATAAAACCATATCCGTTAGAGACTGTGTTATAATAACCTCCAACAATAGCGGAGTAATAACTAGAAACTGTGTTAATACAACCGCCTCCGACAAAAGAATAAAAAGACGATATAGTGTTACCGTAACCTCCAACAATAGCAGACCTACAACCGTTTGTGCCGTTAATAGTGTTGTACATACCACCGGCAATAACAGAATCATAACCTGTAAGACCGATGTAGTTTGTATTACCACCACCAATAGAAGCACCAGGGGAAAGAGCTTTATTATTATGACCACCAGCCACAGTAACATAAAACCCCGATGCTGTATTTTGATAACCGCCACCTATTGAATTACCAGGACCGGAGCCAGTAATACGGCTACTAAGACCGCCAGCTATAGTAGAATAATTGGCATTAATTACATTACAGTCACCGCCTAAGATACTTGAATTATTATTATTTGTCGAACTCTTATCCCCTATAACAATATTACCTCCAATATAAACAGAGGAGCCTTGAATATATAAAGTATCGTTACCTGATGTACGTCTGGAAGAAAGATAAGAAGTTTCAGTTCCTAATAAAGGAAAAAAGTATTTGTTATTAGGATTAGCGTTAGAAGTACCAGTAGGAAGACCTAAGCTCGGTTCAACAGAATTTAATGCTATAAAATTATTGTTATAAGCATTAGTCTGAAGATCGGTAGCCGTTAAAGCTTTTAACTGAATAACGTTACCTATTGTTTGATGATAGGTCTGCATGAAAGATTATGGTGTATTTACTGTTTCTAAAACAGAAAGAGTTATATTAGCAACACTGTTAGCACCAGCTGATACAATAAAGCTATCATACTGATTTAATACTAACTTGTTAATAACAATATTAGTAGTATCGTTAGGAGGTAACTGAAAACTCTGAACAATAACGTAACTAGAACCTGGTGTACCAGCTGTTGATAAAGAAGCTGTAATAGTTTGAGGCTGAGAAGTTAAGTTAGAAGCTAAAGCAGTAATGATAATACCGGCTTTTTGGAACGGTACTGTATATACTGGTGTAGGGGTAGTTGTTACTGAAGAAGTAACTCTATTGAAATAATTTAGTGCGACGGCCATAATGTTTTATATATTTATTCTAAAGCAATATTTAATGGGGTTACGAGTGTTAATATTGAACGTTTGAATGTATCTCCTTGAATAGTACCTGTACTTTGAACAATCTGGAAGTTAGGACCAACGTTAAAGTTACCCTTTTCATTAGAGCTAGTATAATAAACAATACCGGGAGCATTACCGTAATAATCCTGTAAACCATCATAAACAACTTCGTTAGCATTATTAACAATACCACCTTGAGCCGGAATAGCGGATAAGATATTTGTACCACATCCCATATATTCAAAGGTGTGGGAGCCGGTAGCTATAGCAGAACGAGCATAGAAATAAACTGGTTGACCGAAGTAAGTACTTAAATTGAAACCTATATTATTATCTAAAGGAATATACCAAGTCTTATTTGTATCGTTAGCGGCACTTAACGGAGAGTTAACAAAGAATAAGTTTTGCTGATTAGCATTATAACCTGTAGGAACGGTAAGAGAAACAGGGTTAATAGCACTTATTGCTAAACCATTAATAGTAAAACAAGTACCTGGATAAGGAACTTGAGCTACATATTGTTTATCATTACCTGAGAGAGCTATGGCTAATGGGGTAACCCCACTTATAGCTAATGTATTTGATCCAGTAGTAAACCCGGCAAATACTCCACTAAGAATAGGAGATGATGATTTACCTCTAGCTACTAATCCGGATAAACCGAACGTACAGTTTGATGTAGATATGGAACAAGTAGCACCAGATTCACAAACTATACCGTCAGTACAGGCTACAGTGAAGGTACTAACAAATTGAGCGTAACCATGATTGAGTAAATGAATACCTCTACCACCTTGATTAACTTGAGTAAAGGAATCAATAACCATGCTTCTTATGGTTCCATCAACTAAGCTTCCGTCAATACGCATACCGCATCCAGCGTCACCGCCATTATTAATAGGGTTAGTAGAAGTAGCATATGAAGTACAACCCTGGGTATAAGGACTAACAGCTATAAGCGGTCTAGCCGAAGGAGGAGTAACAAGTGTACCGGGATTATTATAAGCTTTTGCAAAAGCTGTTGGGTTTAATCCACTATTTGTTGCTGTAGCTGTACTATACCAGAGAGGAAAAGCGACGGCAGCAGCAGGGGATTGATGACCACGGAAAGTCATTCCCCAAAGATAACAAGCACTACTTACCCAGAAAATATCTAATGTAGGATTAGCTGGAACAATACTAACTCTTCTTAAATTGTCTCCAATAACGGAAGTATTAGGAGGTAAGTAGATAGGGTTCTGTTCAGTGTAAGAACCTGAACGAACAAAAATTGTATAAGGGTTAGTGTCTCCAGCTGCCCTAGCTGCAGCAATCTTAGAAGCAGCGTATTTTATAGTAGCATAAGGAAGTTGCTCGTTTCTACCTCTTCCATTTGCTGTATCCTGAGCTCCTAAGGCGTCATCAGAACCAAATGTAGCAACGTAATAAGTATCGGCAATCGGTTGATAGTTTTGATGTAATGCTGATAATTCTCCGTAAACAGTTACATTAACTGCACTTAGAGTAGCCAGCGCGGCTGGCTCTAATATCATCGAAGAGTTTAAATACGTTAAGGACATATATGCAAATATATTTAAGCATATACATCCCCGTATTACAACTCTTTACAATCTTTCCAATCTATCCCCGTACTTTATTTACAGAGGTTTACAATTGTATTTCAACCAATTAATTTCTCGAGTGTAAGGCAAAGGATCAATATAACCAGCATCAGCAAACCCTCGAATTCTAGCGGCACAGGATGGACATGTGCCACAACTCTCTTTCTTTCCTTCATAACAAGTCCAGGTATGTTCAAATTCTACTCCTAATTCTATACCCATTTCAATAATTTCTTTCTTAGTCTTATAGAGTAAGGGAGCTTGAATCTGAATTCTGTTCATTCTATTTAAGCCTAAACAGTTATTCATACTTTCTACGAACTGTTCAGTGCAGTCCCAGTATCCGCTTAAATTATCAACAGCTACAGCTCCGTAATAAACATCAGAACAATTATGTGCTTCAGCATAGGAACAAGCAATAGAAAGAAACATCATATTCCTATTAGGACAATAAGTTACCGGCTGGGCCTCACCAATAATATCTTTCATCTTTGGTACATCAATACTATCAGAGGTAAGAGCAGAAGAGGGAACAAGATCTCTAAAGAACTTTAAATCAATAAGCTTATGATCTTTAATCTTTGGATGACAGATTGACATTGCTATTTCTACTTCTTTCTTATGACGCTGACCGTAATCAAACGTTAAAACATAAACTTCATTATGTAATTTAAAAGCATGATGAAGAAGAACGGTTGAATCCATTCCACTACTATAAACAACTACAGCTTTAGACATATGACTATATTATAGTCTTTTTAAAATTATTCAAGAGTATTAAAACACTCTTGTAACTTTTCTATAACTACCTGATAATATTGTCATACCTGTTGTAGTTACTGTAGTTTGATTATTAAAAATTAAACTTAAGTAGCATGGATTATTACCTGTTGTTAAATAGGATTTAATATTAATGATATTAAAAGAATTTGGACTGTTATGCGTTTCAGGTAAAGGTAATAAACTAACCCCTGTTAGAGTATTACCATCTACAACTATAGCAGGAGTAGTAGTAATATTAGTTAAATTGTCTGATGCATATATTGCAGACATAATACTTAATGTACTACTAGCTGAAAGTGTGAAGTAAAATCCTAACGAACCTGTTGTATAATTGAATAAATTATATTCTATCTCGTATCCTGCATTAGCAACTAAATAATCAGCAGATGCGCTAGGTAAAGCTGTAAATACCGGTTTGCTTAACGAATAAGCTGTACCTGGTCCTCCTGTAAGCTGCGGAGAATTAGTCGGTGTTACATAATACGTAGGTGAACCTATTATACCTGTATTCGTACTATAAACAGCGCCTGTAGCACTAATATTACCAACAACAGTTAAATTCTGATTAGGTACTGTAGTACCGATACCGACATTACCGTTAGCACAAACCATTACTGTAGCTGTACTAGCAGGGCCGCCGTTATAGAAAGCTAAAGCGTCAGCAGCACCAACACTAATACGGCCTAAACCAGTTACGTAATCAGTAACAATACCATCAGTATAAGTACCGCTAAAGGCACTTGTTGAATAAAAGCCGTTAGATGCATTAAAAGCTGAAGCACTAATTAGTCCTGTTGCACTTAACCCTTTAACATTAAATGTAGTAGCTGTTGTTGTATTAACTAAACTATAAACACTCTGCCAATTACCTGATAAAGATTGTAAACCAGTTATAGTTGAATTAAGTGTTGTAGAAACTGTATTAACTAAAGTTGTTGTTGTAGAACTTAAGGATGTAATAGAAGCGTTAAGTGTTGTTGAAACTGTATTAACTAAAGTTGTTGTTGTAGAACTTAAAGAAGTAATCGAAGATGTAACTGAAGCATTAAGTGTTGTAGAAACATTATTAACTAAAGTTGTTGTTGTAGCACTTAAAGGGTTGTTTGATAAATTTAATAGGCTACCATCACCTGTATGTATTGCGTTAACACTACTTGCACCTATTGTAGTAGCGTAAATAGTACCTAATGAGCTAAGATTATTTACATATGTGTAATTAGGTAAACTAGCATTAATATTTGTACCTAAAATAAATGTATTAGGGACATTTGTTTGGTTACTAGAACCAGCTGCAATAAAAGAAAAACTACCACTACTGTTTATTGTATTACCAGATCCGCCTGCTACAGTAGAGTATTGTGCTCGAGAACTATTACCGGTACCTGTTATTGAAGATACAATAGAAGTAACAGGGTTAGAAGCACCGTATACGAAAGGGGTACCTGTTACAGTAGCAATTAATGATGTATTGTTACCTAAAGCTAATTGAGATCCGTCACCAAAATATTGTCCTGCTGCATATATATTACCAGTAGCAGCTATATCTCCAGCTACATCAATAGCTATATTAGGGGTATGAAGTGTTGATGGTGTTGTAGGAGCTATTAAATTTGGATTCTGTATTACAAAAGGACCGTTAAAAGGTACAGTATAAGAAGCTATCGGATCAAATGACGCATCAGGGTATCTTGGATCATTATTACTAGGAGGGCTAGTATGATGATTATGTCTATGAAACTTGTTGTGTAGACGACTGGACATTAACTATATTTATCTACCTTTTGCTTAAATATTATTAGTTTATTATGGTCAATCTTACTAATCTTTATCCATTAGTGGCAGCTTTTTTAACCGGTATAGCAGGTCCAGTAGGATTAACCTATGTCAAACACAAGCTTCGTACTAAAAACAGACAACTCGATTCTCGTAAAACCGATTTTGAAAATACTATTGAGACTCAAGAGCTCATTAATAAGTCTTTAAATAAGCTTCAAGAAAAGTTTGATTTAGATAGACTTTGGGTAGCTCAGTTTCATAATGGTGGTAATTTCTATCCGGGTGGTAAGTCAATGAAAAAGATGTCTGTTACGTTTGAAAGTTCAGCTCCCGGGGTTGCTACTGATATAATGAGAATGCAAAACTTACCTGTATCATTTTTTAGCTCTTCTTTACAAAAGCTTAATAACGGAGAAGAGAGTGTTATAACAGATATACATACTGAACAAGATCATGCCCTCCGTTCTTTCTGGGAAAATCGTGGCGCTAATACTGTTTACATATTTCCTATTAAATGTTTAGAAGGCGGGTTTATCGGTATACTTGGGGTAGATCTTATTAAGAATGACGGATTTTTACCAGAAAACATTTATAAAGAGCTTAAATTAGAGTCAATACTTCTTTCCGGCTACGTTGCAGCAATAGCAGTTGAAAAACACTAATTAAAGGTCTAATTATTAGGGTATGAAAAAGATTACCCTTCTAGCACTATCATTGTGCTTTTTAAGTTCCTGCACGGTTTATACCGAGAAACAGAGCGAGGCATTAAGTCAGAATGTTTACGCTACTAACGATTCAGTTAACAAAGGTCGTATTGATCTAGCTTATTATTATTCAGATCAAACAACAAGGTTGGTTAAGATACCTAAGAAGCGTATAGAGATTCAGTCTGTTTATGAAGCCGGACAAGTTGTTAAGGGAACAAAAAATGCTGATAAGACTAGAGTCGTTCTCGTTCCTGATCAGTATAAGAATGAAAAAGTTGTAGTGGTTGGATCTAGTGATTATCAAGATCTTCTAAAAGTGAAAGCAGTAGCTGATCAACTTAAGAAGGATAATATTAATATCGTTAAGGATAAAGCAATTGTTGATACTGAACTTGCTAAACAAGCAGCTATGAAGGATAAGATTATAAATGATATTAATAAACTTCAAAAAGAACATATCTCCGATCAATTTACTATCTTTAGAGATAATGTTATTATTGTTGTATTGTTGATTATTATCGCAGGTCTTCTTTATCTTCTCTTTAGAACTGGAGCTATACTATAATGAATAGTCTACCTCCTCTTTCATCAGTAGAAAATACTGTTAAGACAGATGTCATTAAGTCAGGAAATTGGCTTAATGCTCATCCTAAGTTTACTCTCCTTCTTATTGGTTTTCTTTTTGGTTTGATTCTTGGTTTAATATTGTAATAAATATTAAGCAATGTTCGGAGCTATTGATACGATATTAAAATCAGCTGTAGCCTTTCTGGAATACGGAAAGGCTCCTCCTGGTGCTTCAGACAAGATGAGGCAATCGTTAGAAAACGAAAATCATTTAGCATCAAAGAAGTTCTTTGTAATCTTTACATCATTTATTACATTAATATTCTTTTTCTTTATATGTGTAGGTATATTGTTTTTAATGCCTAGGGACTCTGTTTTTATAGGTGGGTATGTAACAATATTTACTAAAGTAATGGAAGTGTTTAGTATTATTATTGCTACCTATCTCGGTGTACAAGCCGCTGTCGATTTAAGATATAGTAGTTCATCAAGTGTATCGATGAATACAGAGACTGATACTAATAATAGTGACTTAAACGATAATGAAAACATAACAGAGAATTTAACAAAGAACGCTAAAGAACCTGATTATAATATTATGGAGGTTAATAACTAATGAAACAACCCTCAACAGCAGTACTAGACCTTATTTTAGAGTATGAAGTAGGTGGTGGTAAAGAATTTTACAACAAATACCTGACACACCCTACATGGCCCGGAGGCTACAGTGGGTTAACTCTAGGTATAGGTATAGATTGCGGATATTATACATCTAATGAACTTGCTAACATGTTTAGCTTTTTAAACGCCGATCAACTTGATGTTATTAAGAATGCATCTGGTAAGACAGGTGAAGCAGGTAGAGCTTATGTAAAGTCTGAAGCTGTTAAAAATGCTAATATTACTATTACCTGGGATCAAGCTGTTAAACTATTTGATGACTTAACTTGGCCTAAGTTTGCAAGGTTAGCGGAAAGAGCGTTCCCTGGGTTAAACGATTTATGTGACAATGCTTATGGAGCAATTGTTTCGTTAGTTTTTAATAGAGGTACATCTATGGTAGGTGATAGTCGACTTGAAATGCGTAATATAAGAGTTCTTGTACCAAAAAGAGATTATAAAGGAATAGCTAACGAACTTAGAAAAATGAAAAGAATCTGGGAAGGTAAAGGTTTAGATGGATTAATAGCCAGGAGAGAAGCCGAAGCCAAGCTCGTTGAAACTTGTTCTTAGTCATTATAAAAAATATCTGTAATCATTAGCTTTAAATATAGATATTCTCTTTCTATAATAAGAGGTAATAGTACAGGGACAGCTAAAATAAAGAAATAACAT